CAAAAGATGCATTTGCATTTCTTAGACTTTCATCAACTTTATCCACCAACCATTGGTATCTATCAGGAAGTGGAATATTAAATATTTCTTTTGCAAATTCCAAATCTGTACCATAGCCAAATGAATCATTGATAATTTTCAAAATCAGAACTTTATCTTCATACGCACCAATATTGCGAATATTTCTTTCTGCACATATTTGTTGTTTTAGGAACTCAACAGTTCCTTCTTCTATAAATTGATGTTCAGAATAAACATTTGGCGGATAATAACTTGCAGAACATGAATGAAGCATTTCATGCCAAAGTACACCGTCATCAGCAGAAGCAATCACTGCAATATCACATGACCATTCTTTTATCCCCATTGCATCACCATCAATCAAATCCTTATGCACATTTATATTGCCACTCCATTTTGAATGATTATTTGCATAATTGGTTATGTCTGATTTTATAGAATTGGTTATATTTTCAAATTCTTCCTTGGTTCTTATAGTATAACCTGATTCATTTGATTTTTCCATAGGTGATGTTGGTGTAAATTGCGACTTATCACCGCCATTGACAAATGCCTTCTTCCAATCCTTGTAAGTAGTATCAGCCGGTACATAGTAGGTTTTGCCTGTTTCTTCGTCCCGTGCGGCGCGTTCACCAACAGCATCAAATTTATCACCAAAATATGGTACTGTGGTACTTCTGCAATGAACATGGAACGGCGGTGCAGTCACACCAACCTTCCATTCAGACATAGGGAAATGCTTGCCGTCCATACCCCGGCATATATCCGAAGTGTGGGAATCCAGTGTTGCCACTAGTTCAAACTGTTCAACATCCAGTTCATCAAAACAATCCTTTTGTGCTGCGGAACTGAAAAAGGCTTCTTCTGTCATTACCAACCGCCCGGCGTTTGTCTTGGAAGTGTTCATCTTCCGGGCAATTTCATCAATGGCTTTCTGTGGGTCTTTTCCCAAGATGATGTTCTGTGTCAGGGTGTTGTTCAGTTCATTGACCAACTTCTGACGGTTGCCCCATATCCTTTCACTGAAATTCTTGCCGTCAACCGCCCAAGGCTTATTGATGACCTTGCTAATCTGCCTATCATCCAGTGTGGAAAAGTCCCAACCAACACCCACGCCCTTCTGAATTTCATAGGCTGTGTGATAATAGCCGGACTTGTAAACATTCCGCATTGTGCTGTCAATACTGTCAAGTTGATTTCCAAACATGACTTCAACATTCTGTTGTGTCTGCAACTTCAAGGCTTCAAGTCTGCTGATATGGAATCTTGCAGATGCATTCTCCAACTGCTTGACCCAAGTGCCGCTGATTGCATTTTCCTCACCATATCTGATATAGTCGTAAATATCCCATTTCAGTTCTCCAAGTTCCTTTGCATCCAGCATTCGCCTTGCTTCTGCCAACGTTATCCCATTATTGGAAGCAAAACGCTGATACCATGCGGCAATCTGACCTTCAAGAGTTTTCTGCGCTTGCCGGTACTGTTTTTCAATATCTGCATAACACTGAACCCCCTGCCGATGTGCCGCCTGTTCAAGCAGTTCAAAACGCTTCTTCCAGTATTCTCCGTTATTCATCTACTTCACCGCCCTGATTTCCCTGTGACGGGTCACCTTTGTTATCAGGGTCATCATCTGCACCGTCACCATTCTGATTCTGTGTACCAAACGGGTCATACTGTGCAAGCATTTCTTTCTGTGCTTCTTCCTTCTGCTTTTTCAGGCGTTCCATTTCAAGTTGTGGGTCATCCACCCAAGGGTGCATACTGATGATAGTTTCATCAGAAATGATTCCCTGTGACTTCTGACAATTATCAATAATATCAGATTCATTCATCAGCATATCACGGTTAAATACCACATTAACTCCAATTTCTTCACCTTCAAAGTCACCCTGTCCTGTATTAGCAAGATGACAGTTGACAAACCAAAGCACATCATCCATTGTTGCCTGTGCTTCTGATTCTGTATCATTGGCATCTGTATCAATGTCAGAATACATTGACTGAATATTCATCTGATTAGGATTGCCGGAAAGTCTGTCATCCTTGGCATCATAGCCCATTGCGTTCTCAATCAAGGCTTTCTTGAAAATTTCCACAATGGTTTTATAGTTATCTGCATTAATCGTAATTTCAAGTTTTTCGACACCGCCTTTGGTTTCACCGTCATATCTGACCTTGACCGCACCATACGTTGCAAGATTCTTTCGGAACTCACCCAAGTTTGTACCGTCATAGTTCTTCAACACCAAAATTGTGTTGCGGGCATCTTCCTGCATATTGTTTTCAAAGTCAGACAGCATCACATTGATGCCGTCCTGTAAGGACTTGACCTTCTTAATCAGCGGTGTTTCCTGTTCATTGGCTTTCAATGGAATCAACGGAACACGTCGCCAGTTAAATGTCTGAATATTTCCGGCAGCATCTGTCATTGTAACATGTGGAAAGTCTGTAGTTTTATTATTTACAATATCCGGTATTAGTTTTCCGCCCTCAAGAACAAACAGGTGAATCCCATTCAAATCATACAATTCAACCTTCTCAATAAACTTCCTTTGATTGCCGTCATAGGCAATCGTCACATAATGCCGGATGAAAAAATCAAGTTCAGTATGTTCAGAATCTTTCCAAAACGGTAAAATCTCATAAGACGGGAAAAATCTGAATGCAAATTTCCCCTGTTCATTATAGTATGGATATAACCAGGCAATGCCGCCGTTGTATGCAGCCTTGCCTGCGCTTTTCAATGTTCGCATGAACTTCTTGTCAAATATCTTTTTCAGCAGTTCAATGTATGCAGTGTTTTCACCTGTTAGTGTGAACGGCTTACCAAACAGATAATTGGCTTTCTGATTGACCATCTTTGCATACTGGTTATCAACAATTCTGTTGTTCGGCAGGTTCTCAACAACTTCCAGTTTCCCACCCTCACCAATCATTGTACGCTTGCGGTGAATCACATCATGGTCACCTTCATAGTACAGAAATCCTTTTATCTGCATCATCCTATGGGGCGAACACTTCCATGCCGCAAGTTCCTTTTCAAGAAATTCTAAATCGGTCATATGCGCCTTTGTTCTTTTTAATATGAAATTGCTTAATTTAAGTGTAATTGCATCCACAAAGGAACTGAACACTGTTCAATTCACCCCTTTCATTGCATAATAAAATCAAAGCCCCTGAAAACACTATGTTCCCAAGGGTTTGTATTACTAATTTGTTTCTTATATCTCAAAAAGTAGTTATACAGGTGTCATAGGCGGTCACCGATTGTAACCGCCCCGGAGTAAGCATTTGACAGCCTTTTCCTACCGTCCAAAAAGAAACGGCTGCTGACACCGTGTATTCTACCCGGTAATTGCTTAATCAAAACTAAAGGCATCACCCTTTGCCATCTGTTCAATCGCATAACGCATTGCATCCATCAAGTGATTGAAGTCATCAATAGGGCGGTTCAGTTTCTTGCCCGTCTTAGCATCCTTATCCCACTGATAGTTGCTGATCTCTGTGATGAAATTCACACAACGGGGATGAATGATAATGTGATAATCCTGTATGAAGTCAATGCCGTTGTTGATGCTGTCCTTGCCCTTCCTTGCTTTCCTGATTCCTTTCAGACCCAGTTCACGCAAGCGGTCAATGCTCTTTGGTTCTGCTGAATCGGCTGTGATTTTCTCTTTCACATATCCCATCCGCTGAACCTGTTCGGCAATGGCTTCATTACTCATACCCGGCTGATACATTTCATCAAAGACCCAAATAGTCTTACTTGACTGATCTATCAGACCACAAAACAGTGCTGACGGGTCATTTGTATAACCAAAGTCAAGACCGAATACAGACTTGACCCCGGCAATCTTCTTGACTTCATCAACACTGAACGCCTTTTCTTCCCAATTCTCATAGACAAGACCGTCTACAATACCCCAATCACCAAGACCCGCTACTTTGTAACGCCTTGGGTTCTGCTTCTTCATGGTTTCAAAGACTTTTAAGTCTGCCTTATCCAACCATTCATTGCACTTGTAATTGGTGGTCATTGCAAGGGTTTCATCATCTGTGTTATCAAAAAACCGCTTCTTTATCCAGTGGTGTTCATTCCACGGGTTCAGTGTAAGGGTTATTTGCTTGAACAGTCCTGAACCGTCA